GTGACGGACTGGCGTGCTGGCCCTGTGGTTCCGCCGGGGTATGAGTTCGGGCCGCAGGTCGCGGAGGTGGCGCCGGAGGTGGTGGCGCTCGCGGAGGCCTATGCGACGTGGGAGGCTCGTGCGGTCGAGGATCCGGCGGGCTTCGAGACGGAGGCGGCGGGGTTGATGGGGACCGAGGAGGGTGAGGCGACGCCGGCTTTGCTGGCGGTGTTGCGTCGGGACACGTCGGTGCTGGCCGGGTGGATTGAGTCGGGTGAGGTGGTGATGCCGGCGTCGGTGACGGGCCCGCCGCTTGAGGCCGGGCCGGGGGAGGTGCCGGGGTCGTGAGGCTCCCGCCGCTCGTCGACCCGGTTGTCGTGCTGTTCGGGGAGGCTCCGCGTGGCCGGGTGACGGGGTGGGCTGTGGCGTGTTCGGCGCATGGTGCGATGCCGGTGCTTGTGCCGGGCCGGGTCCGGGCAGTGGGCGCGGCGTCGGCGCATCTTGAGCACGAGCATGCCGGGCACGGCATGGTGGTCGAGTCGCCCCGGCCGCTGCCGGCGGCCAAGGTCGACCGTGGTGCGGCCGCACGGCTCGTGCTCGACGAGCTCACCGACCTCGAGCGGAGCGCCTGATGGCCGGGCCGGGCAAGCCGGGGCCGCCGCGCCACTCTGCGGAGGTGATCCGGTTGCATGGGAACCGGGCGAAGCTCTCGAAGGCCGAGCTCGAGGAGCGCGAGGCCGCTGAGGTCAAGGCCGAACCGGTCCGTGATGTCGACCCGCCGAAGGACCTGTCGCCCCATGCCCGGGACTGTTGGCGGCTGCATGCGCCGGAGCTCGAGCGGCTCGGTCTGCTCACGCGGCTCGACGTGGGGTCGTTCCGGTTGGCGTGCGAGTGCTACGCAATGGCCATCTCGTCGCTCGAGGCGATGCGCTACAAGCGTTCCGACGGTGAGAACGACGGGCGCCGTCGTGGCTACGAGGTCGTCGTGAAGGACAACGCGCACGGCGGGATGCTCAAGAAGCATCCGGCGTTCTCGACGTTCAACATGGCGGTCAACACCTACCGTGCGTGGTGCTCTGACTTCGGGCTCACCCCGTCGGCGCGTGTGTCGCTGCGCCCGGGCGCGGCCGCGGGTGCGGGACAGGGAGCCGAGCGCGATGACGACGACGGCTTCGACTTCGGCACGTAGAGACCCGCTCGACGTCGACGCCCGACGGGCCCGCGTCCGTGCGGATCTCGCCGCGATGCCGGGTCTGGCGGAGGTGCTCGGCGAGCTCGGGTACTGGCGTGACCTCGACGCCGAGCTCGACCGGTGCATCCCGCCTCTGTCGGTGGCGGCACCGCCGAACCGGGAGATGCGCCGCCGGCACGGCATCACGTTCAACGTCGACGAGGTCCGGCGTGTCCTCGAGTTCTGTTGGAAGAACGGCCGCCACTCCAAGGGCGAGCTCGCCGGGCGCCGTCTGCGGCCGGACCTGTGGCAGGTCATCTACGTGCTCGCCCCGGTGTTCGGGTGGCGCCAGGCCGACGGCAACCGGTTCTACCGCACGCTGTTCCTCGAGGTTCCACGCAAGAACGGCAAGACCACCCTCGCCGCGGTGCTCGCGCTCTACCTGTTGCTCGCGGACTCCAACCTCGCGGCGGGCCGGCTGTTCGAGCCCGGCGCCGAGGTGTACCTCGCGGCGACCACCACCGACCAGGCCCGCAACGTGTTCCGCCCCATGGAAGCAATGGTCCGCGCGTCGCGGACCCTGTACGAGCGGCTCGGGATCCAAGCCGACCGGGCCCTCGTCTACGAGCGGACGCTCTCGCGCGCCGAGGTGATCTCCGGGGACCCCGCGAAGGCCGAGGAGAAGATGGGCGGCAACGTGTCGGGCGCGGTGATCGACGAGACCCACGTGCATCGCGACGCCCGGCTCATCGAGACGATCGAGTCCGGCACCGTCGGCCGCGCCCAACCCCTCGTTGCGCACCTCACCACCGCCGGCGCGGACACCGACGGCACCATCTACGCCGAGCTCCATGACCTCGCCGAAGCGATCGGCGACGGACGTGTCACCGACCTGCGCACCTGGGCCGTGATCTACTCCATTCCCGAGCACCTCCATGACCGGTGGGACGACCCCGACGTCTGGCAGGTCGCCAACCCCGGGCTCGGTGTGTCGGTGTCGGTCGACTACCTCGAGGACAACGTCAAAAAGGCACGGCGCTCGGAACGCAAGCGCCTCGCGTTCTTGCGTCTGCACCTCAACGTGCGCACCTCGACGGTGTCACGCTGGCTCGACCTGGACCTCTACGACCGCGGTGCCAAGCTCGGCGGCACCCACATCGGGACGCTCGGGCCCGCGGTGCGCGGCCAGGTCGGCTACGCCGGGCTCGACCTGTCGTCGTCCATGGACCTCACCGCGCTCGCCGTCGCCGTTCCCCTGTGGGTACCCGATCCTGCGGACCCTGACTACGAGATCGAGGTCCTCGAGGTCGTGCTCCGCGCGTGGACCCCCGCGGAGCGGCTCAAGTCGAGGCCGCCCGCGGTGCGCGAGCTCTTCACCCGGTGGGCACGCGACGGATGGCTCCGCCTCTGCGCCGGCGAGACCATCGACTACGACGCCATCGAAGACGAGGCCATGCACCTCGCCGATGAGCTCGAGCTCGCACGCCTGTCGTTCGACCGGTGGGGCTCCAAGCAGATCCTCCAACACCTGCGCGACGGCGGCCTCACCGTCGCCGAGGTCGGCCAGGGCTTCGCCGGGATCTCCCCCGCCATGAAGGAAACCGAGCGGATCATCGCCGAGGGCCGGCTCTGGACCGGCGGCAACCCGCTCCTGCGGTACGCGTTTGAGAACCTCGCCGTCGAGCAGGACGCCGCGCTCAACGTGAAGCCCAACCGGTCCCGGTCGACCGGCCACGTCGACCCCGCCGTCGCCGTGGTCATGGCCGTCGACGGCTACACCCGCGAGACCTACACCACCTCGGCCTACGAAGACGCCGGCCTCACCGTCGCCTAGCGCAAGAGCCACTTGCGCCAGCGTGCTACACCATGTAGCATGGCGGCCATGACCGACACCACCACCAAGGACCAGATCCTCGACACCAAGCTCGAGCTCTTCACCCGCTACGAGGCCCTCGACTTCGACGAGCGCCCCGACGAGGCCGAGGAGTTCGCCGAGTTCGCCGCCGACGTGATCAGCGGCGCTGCCTCCGCCGCTCTCCGCTCCATCCGCGAGCGGTTCCCTGAGCTCGACGTCGACCTCCGCATCGACGGCGTCGCCGTGGTGCTCCGATGAGCACGCGCGACCACCTCTACCGCGGCCTCCGGGTCGCCAACGACCTCCGTGCCATCCGGCGCGGACGCATCCTCCGCCGCATCCTGCGACGGATCTACGGCCGGCTCACCGGCCGAGCCGCAAGGAGGCTCATCCCATGACCATCCGCGAGAAGCTCCGAGCGCTACGCCATCTCCGCGAGGACCTCGCTCACGTGGTGGCCGACGCGCTCGAGGGGACCACGATGCGCCTTGAGCTCCACCAACTCGGCTGGCCCACCGTGAAGGACCTCGGCCGCGCATGGGCCGACGCCGAGGTCCGCGCCGCTCGAGCGACCGAACTCCTCCGTCGGCACACCATGGACTACGGCCCCAACGGGGAGTGCCCGATCGACTGCTCGTGCTCACACCGACAAGCCCAAGCGTTCCTCAAGGAGGACACGAACCGATGACCGACCCCCTCGCCCACCTCTACGCCGAGACCGGCGCCGACGACCCCGACGTCGACGTCGAGCTCCCGGTCGAGACCGTCACCCTCGACGAGCTCGTCAACACCGAGCCCGACGCCGAGACCATCTCCGACCATGACCTCGAGGAGCTCGTCATCCTCGTCAAGGCCCTGCTCGCCGCCGGGAAGATGGACGACATCGAGGCCGTCGACCTCGGCCTCGGTGTCATCGCCGATGACGAGCTCGTGCTCAACGACGTCGGTGTCGCGGTGTTCCGTCGGCTCGTCGCCGACCATGCCATCGACGTCGCGATCCGCCAGCGCGGCGCGGCGGCCCGGTTCATCGTCGCTAGCCTCCCCGGCTTCTACGTCGTCTGGGCCCTGTTCGCGACGTTCCACGGCTACGGGATCACCCTCGCGGGAGAGTCCCCCTGGCTCTTCTCACCGATGCCGGACGACGACCGTGGCTAGCCGTCGCGCGGTGGCCGCGGTGGTCGCGCTCGTGCTCGCGGCCAGCGGATGCGCCGACCGCAGCCCGCACACCGAGGTCATCGACGGCGTCACCTGCATCGTCCGTCGCAACGGGTTCGGCAACGTGACGGCCCTGTCGTGCGACCTCGGGGAGGACGACCATGGCTAGCCGGGCCGAGCTCGAGAGCCGGCTTCGCTCGGTGCGCCTCCGGCTCGACGCGGCCGAGGCCCAGGTCGATGGATCCAAGGCCGCGCGCGACGCCATCATCCGAGAGCTCCGTGCGCTCCCCGACCCGCCCTCAGCGCGGGCCATCGGTGGGCTCGCCGGGCTCTCCAACGTGCAGGTACTTCGGATCGCGGAGGGCACCGGGTAGCGTCACCGCGGTCGGTTGGGTTGCGACACCGGTGGCCGGTCCGGGCTTCGGCTCGGGCCGGTGCCGCGCCCCGATCCCTAGCACCCCCCAGGACGCGGCGTAGCCTCGCGGCATGTTCTCGTCGTGGCGCCGGGTAGCGCTCCATCGCCGAGTCCTCGTCAACCTCAAGGACGCCGTCGCCATCCGCGGCGTGCTGTTCGAGGCCCGGGGACCGTTGCTCGTGCTCAAGGACGCCTACCTCCTCGAGGCCGCACGTGACCCGGTCCGGCTCGACGGCGACGTCATCGTCGAGCGCACCAACGTGTCTTTCGCCCAGGTCATCGTCCCGGCCGCGGAGGGCTAGCGCACCGTGGCCATCGTCGAGTCCGCTGGCTCGCTCGTCTCCACCTACCGCCAGTGGGTCCAAGGCCCCGCCGTACAGAGCATCACCCTCTACAACGGCCGCGTTCAGGACTACGCCGAGCTCTACAAGGCGCAGCCCAACCTGCGCATCGTCATCCGGTTCCTCGCCCGGAACATCGCACAACTCGGGCTCAAGGCCTACCGGCGCGTCAGCGACAACGAGCGTATCGGCCTCGAGCCGGGCCACGACCTAGCGCGGTTCCTCAAGAACCCGACGCCGGCGCTCCCGCGGCCCACCACCCGGCACGTGTGGATCCGCAACATGATCGAGGACCTCGCGCTCTACGACTCGCTCTTCGAGCTCAAGCTCCGCAACGACGCCAACGGCGAGCTCAACGCGGTGCGGATCCCGCCCACGCTCATCACCCCGATCGGTGACTCGCTCCTGTGGCCCGAAGGGTTCAAGGTCACCGGCATCCTCGGCGAGCGGACCTATCCCAACGACGCGGTCTTCTACATGCACGGCCACAACCCGAGCGACCCGCGCATCGGGGTCAGCCCGGTCGAGTCGCTCCGCCAGATCCTCGCCGAGGAGGCCGCCGCCGGTGAGTACCGCGAGCAGTTCTGGCGCACTGGCGCGCGGATGTCGGGCATCATTGAGCGCCCCGTCGAGGCGCCGAAGTGGTCCGACACCGCGCGCAACCGGTTCCTCTCGGACTGGCGCGGCACCTACACCGGATCGGGCACCGGCGCCGGCGGCACTCCGATCCTCGAAGACGGCATGCAATGGAAGGAAGCCTCGTTCTCCGCGAAGGATTCCGAATACCTCGGCGCGCGCAGGCTCACCCGCGAGGAGTGCGCCGCGGCGTACTTCATCCCGCCGGTGTTCGTCGGGATCCTTGAGCACGCGAACTTCGCCAACATCAAGGAGCAGCACGTCAGCCTCTACGCCGACACCCTCGGCCCGTGGCTCGACTGGCTCACCCTCGAACTTGAGGCCCAGGTCCTCCCCGAGTTCGACGACGTCGACGACGTCTACCTCGAGTTCAACATCGAAGAGAAGCTCCGCGGCCGCTTCGAGGAGCAGGCCTCCGCGATCCAGACCGCGACGGGCGCGCCGTGGCTGTCGCGCAACGAGGCCCGCGCGCTCCGCAACCTCCCGCCGATCGACGGCGGCAACGAGCTCGTTGTCCCCCTCAACGTGCTCGTCGGTGGCCAGGCCTCACCGACCGACTCCGCACCATCGGGCACCGCCTCCGCGACGCTCACCGGGCACGGCGCCAAGGCCCTCGCCAAGGCCGCGCTCCCCGCGAACCTCACCGGCTGGCAGGCCAAGCACGTCGAGGTCCTCACCGGGTTCGTCAACCGCCAGGCCGCCTCGGTGCTGTCCCGGCTCGGCGCCGGCCAGGATCTCGACGAGGCCTTCGACCGGGCCCGGTGGGACGGCGAGCTCCGCACCGACCTCTTCGCGTTGAACCTCGCGATGACCGAGGACCTCGGCACGCCCCTCGCCGCGGAGTTCGGCGCGGAGTTCGACATCACCCGGACCGAAGCATGGCTCGGGGAGAACGCCCGGATCGCGGCGGAGGGCATCAATGGTGCGACCTACGACGAGCTCGCCGAAGCCTGGTCCGGCGTGGCACGCCGCGGCACCGCGAGCAAGGCCATCGCCGAGGCCCTCACCGAGCTCGGCATCGCGCTCGACGACGACGGCGTCGACGACTTCCTCGGCGGCGACTCGTTCCTCGACCCCGCCCGCAACGTGTTCGCCGTGACCGTCGCCGCCCGGATCCCGACCATCGCCACCACCCGCGCCACCACCGTCGGCCAGTGGGCCCGACGCGAGGCCGCGTCGCAAGCCGGTGTCCGCACCAAGACGTGGCGGTCGTCGGGCGCGCAGGACTCGCGCCACGCCGGCCTCAACGGCGAGACCGTCCCCCTCGGCCAGCCGTTCAGCAACGGCGGCCAGTACCCCGGCGACCCGGTCCTCGGTGTCGCGCAGACCGCCGGGTGCCAGTGCTCGCTCGACTTCTCGTAGGAGGATGACCACCATGAGCAAGACCATTCGCAAGGCCAAGACCGTCGCCACCCTGCACGGCCTCAAGGCGCTACCCGACGAGGGCCCCGGCGTCTTCTCCGCGATCGTCTCGGTGTTCGGGAACGTCGATCACCAGGGCGATCGGATCATCGCGGGCGCGTTCGCCAAGAGCCTCGAGCGATGGGCCGCGTCCGGTGACCCCATCCCGGTCATCTTCTCCCACCAGTGGGACGACCTCGAGGCCCACGTCGGTGAGGTCCTCGAAGCCAAGGAGCTCGGCGCCGGCGACCCGTTGTTGGCCGGCACCGGCCTCGAGGACAACGGCGGTCTCCTCACCAAGTTCCGGCTCGACGTTGACGACCCCGACGAGCCCTTCGCGCGCCGGCTGGCCAAGCGGCTCGAGAAGCGACGGATCAAGGAGTTCTCGTTCGCGTACGACGTGATCGAGGAGCGCCGCGGATCCGACGGCGCCAACGAGCTCCTCGAGCTCGACGTCATCGAGGTCGGGCCCACGCTCAAGGGAGCGAACCCCGCGACCCGGCTCCTCTCCGCCGCGCTCGACGGCGAGCTCAACGCCGAGCAGGTCATCGAGGCCCTCGAGGCCGTCGCCAAGCGCCGCGCCGAGACCGGCGCCAAGGCCCGCGTCAACGTCGACTTCGAGGGCTCCGTCGAAGCCGAGGTCGAAGCCCTCTACGATGCCGCGTTCGAGCACTTCCGCGAGCTCGACTCCGGCGACGGCGGCTTCTACTACCTCCACCAGGAAGCCACCTACCCGACCGAGGACCGGGCCATCGTCCTGGTCGAAGGGTGGAACGACCCGATCGGCGAGGGCATCTTCTACGAGGTGTCGTTCGAGCGCGGCGACGACGGCACCGTCACGGTCGCCGACGCCGCGGAGATCGAGGTGACCGTCGAGGTGTCGCGCAAGGCCCGGGTCCGCAAGAACCGCGTCCGATCCGCCATCGTCGGCAAGGACCGCGGTACGGTCGCGGCCGAATCGAACACCGGCAAGGCCACGGCCAACGCGGAGGAGCCCGGCAGGGCCAACGCGGAGGAGCCGGGAGCGGAGACGGGGTCCGAGGATGCCAGTGGGTACGACACCGTGCTCGCCGAGCTCGACCTCGCGGAGGCCGAGCTCTCCTAGACCCATCGCCCAAGGAGGGCCCCATGCGTTCCACCCTGTTCCACCTGGCCGTGACCATCTCGGCCGTCCTGCTCACGGCACGGTTCGTGCTCGAGCGCTCCGACCTCCCGCTCCTCGACCGCCTCCGGTTCGTGTTCGGCCACCTCGGCGCCGACGCCGGCGAGGTCGCACTCGCGGGCAAGTCCCGCCTCGAGCTCGAGGCCGAGAAGCTCGGCACCCTCTCCAAGGCCCGCGACATCGCTGCCAAGGCCGAGGGCGAGGGCCGTCACCTCACCACCGAAGAGCGCGACCAGATCAAGGGCTTCGTCGCGGAGGCCAAGGAGTTCCATGACGCCATCCTCGGCATCGACGGTGACGCCAAGCTCCTCGACGACCTCAACATCCTCGGCCGCCCCGTGGGCGAGCTCGCCAAGGGTGGCGCCGCCACCGCCGGTGAGGGCATCAGCCTCGGCGAGAAGTTCGCCACCGCGCCGGAGTTCAAGTCCTGGCTCTCGTCGATGGCACCGTCCGGGCAGATCCCCGAGTCGGCCAAGGGCATCCACTCCCCCGCCGTCGCGTTCGGGATGAAGGACCTCGTGACCGGTGTCTCGCAGACGTCGGGCGGCGCGCTCGTGCAGACCCAGTGGCTCGGCCTCCTCGACGGGCTCGGCCAGTTCCAGCGGCCGTTGTCGATCGTGGACCTCATCACCCGCGGCACGACCGGCTCCGATCAGGTCGAGTACGCGCGGGTGACCGGGTTCACCAACAACGCCGCGCCGGTGCCCGAGGCCACCACCGCCGCGTTCCCCGGGCCCGACCCCGACGTCCCCAACGCCGCCGGTCGCAAGCCCGAGTCCGGGCTCGCGCTCGAGAAGATCACCGCGAACGTCAAGACGATCGCCCACTGGATCCCCGCGACCAAGCGGGCCCTGTCCGACGCCGCGCAGATCCGCACCCTGATCGACTCGTTCCTCCGGTACGGGCTCGAGGAGGCGCTCGAGGATCAGGTCCTCACCGGCAACGACACCGGCGAGAACTTCGAGGGCATCCTCGAGGTCGAGGGCACGCAGGCCCAGGCATGGGACTCCGACCTGCTCACCACCACCCGCAAGGCGCGGACCAAGGTGCGCACCGTCGGCCGGGCCCGGCCCACCGCCTACGTGTTCCACCCGAACGACAACGAGCGGATCGACCTGTTGCGGAACCTCAACGGCGACTTCTACTTCGGCGGGCCCACGTCGAACCCGTCGGCGCCGCTCTGGGGTCTGCCCCGCGTCGAGTGCGAGGCCATGCCCGAAGGCACCGGCATGGTCGCCGACTGGCGCATGGCGGTCCTGTGGGACCGCGAGCAGGCCGCGTTGCAGGTCAGCGACTCGCACGCCGATTTCTTCGTCCGCAACCTCGTCGCCATCCTGGCCGAGATGCGCGCGGCGTTCGGCGTGATCCGCCCCAAGGCGTTCGTCGAGATCGACCTCACCGCCGCCGGCTCCTGACGCTTCGCCCCCCGGCTTAGCAACGACCGGCCCGGGCCCATCGCCCGGGCCGGTTCGCGCCCGCCCGTAGGATCGTCGGCGTGCAACCCGAAGACACCATCGACCTCCTACCCTCAGAGATCGTCGCCGACGTCACGCCGGCGCACCCCGAGCACTCCGAGATCTACAAGGACATCTTCGGCATGCTCGCCCGCGGGGAGTTCCTCCGACGGCACATGATCAACGTCCCGCTCGAGCGCCACGGCGGGAAGGCCGACGGCTCCGCGTTCGACAACACCGCCGCGCTCATCTCGGCACGCGAGGAGGCCGAGGAGATCGGCGCCAACGGTGTCGCGCTCCCGCTCCCCGCGAACCCCGGTGACCACTTCTACCTCGAGGGCCGGCCCGACATGTTGGGCAAGGGCATCGTCGGGCAGGGCCGCGATATCTCCATCATCGAATGCGTCGACGCGGGCGCCGGGGTCGACTGCAACGCGTACGGCAACCCCCGCCAGTACGCCGGGTACTACGGGCACTTCGCCGTCTGGGGTGGGCCCGGGCCCGCGCTCGGCATCGCCACGCGCCCGCTCGTGTTCGGCCTCCTGGTCTCCGCGTACATCGAGGCCGTCACCGCCAACTTCGCGGACCCCGACGAGGGCATCTGTCTGCTCCTCGCCACGTTGCAGAACTCGCTGATCAACGACCCGTGGTGCGTCGACGGGAACGTCGTCTGCCGCTTCGACGCCGGCGCCGCCAACAACGTCATCCTCAAGGGCGAGCTCGCCGGCGCATACGACACCATCCTCGAGTTCCGCCGGGTCCTCGCGCAGCCGCTCGGCCAGTTCGCGTACACGCTCTACAACGTCGTGCAAGACACGATCCTCGAGGGCTCCTACGCGTCGAGTCAGCACATGGTCAAGAACTCCGCGGGTGCGCTCAACATCCTGCGGCACGTGCCCATCTCCATCAATGGCGACATCTTCGGTGGCGACCTCCCCGACGCGATGGGCACGGCGGTCCTCGCGGACAACGCCGACGGGACCGGTCAGTCCTCGCTCATCGTCGAGGACACCAAGTTCCACGGCGGCAACGCGTGCGACGTCGCGTTCAGCGCCAACCCCTTCGTCGGTGCCCGCATGGACGTGGGTGGCGGCTCGGTCGGCGCTGTCCCTCTCGCGTTCCAAGGCAACATCATCTTCGGCAAGGAGCCGTGGTACTTCGGGACGGTCGCACAGAAGCTCGACCAAGCTGGCATCACCAGCATCATCCCGCGGCACGAGCGCTCTGCGGTCGACTTCATCCGGCCCGAGCAAAACAACGACGTGATCGAAGCATGCCAGGTCATCGGCGAAGCCAACCTGCGCTTCTACCGGATCGCCGACGGTTCGACGATTGCCGGCGACGGCACCGCCGGCACTGACGTCCGATGGGGCCGCGACCCGGTCAACCCGTCGACGTTCGAGGTCGTCGGCCACGAGCGCGTCACCGGCAACCACCACGTCGCGGGGAACATCACCGCCGGCGGGTCCGTCACGTTCAACCAGTACCAAGTCCCCGTCGTCACCGGGCTCACCACCCTCGGCAACGTCATCGGCCGCCATAGCGTCCATGACCCGACGGGCGCGTTCATCGGCTACGTTCCGATCTTCGACGGCGTCTTCTAGCGATGCACCGCGCCGCCTACGACTACGTCGCCGCGCACGCCGGCCAGCCCGCCTCGGTCATCGAGATCGGGTCCCGGGACCTCAACGGGTCGGTCCGGCCGCTGTTCCCCGGCGCCACCTATGTCGGGCTCGACGTGGTCGACGGTCCCGGTGTCGATGTGGTCTTCGACCCCGCGGTCCCGCCGCCCGTGCGCGTGCGCTCCGAGGTTGTTGTGTGCTGCGAAGTCCTTGAGCACGTGGCCGACTGGCCCGACGTGCTCGCCATGGCAGCCCGCTACCTCCGTGCCGACGGGCGGCTCATCGTCACCGCCGCGGGCCCCGGACGCCGCCCCCACTCCGGCATCACCGGCCGCCGCACGCTCGAACCCGGCGAGCACTACGAGAACATCGACCCGCGGCTCCTCGCCGTCGAGCTCGAGCGCGCCGGGTTCATCGACATCGAGGTCGACGTCGCCGGCTGCGACGTCCGCGCCCACGCCCGGCGCCGGGTCCGAACCGTCGTCGGCATCCCGTTCATCGACGAGACCGACCGCACCGCCGAGGTCATCGAGGCCGTCCTCGCAGACCCCGCCGTCGACGTGCTCTTCCTGGCCGACAACGGATCCACCGACCCGCGGCTCCTCGAGTACCTCGACCGCGTCATCCTCTCGCCTCGTGTCGTGCTCAACCGCGGCCCCGCGCTCGAAGCCGGCGGCTCGCTCTACGCCCTCTGGAACGAGGTGGTCCGCACCGCCCAGGCCATCGAGCCCGGCGACCCCGTCAACGTCGCGCTGTTGAACAACGATGTCCGCTTCCTCCCCGGCACCATCGAAGCGCTCGCCGACGCGCTCCGGTCATCGCCTTCCGAGGTCGCCGCCGTCTACCCCGACTGGAACCGTCGCCTCACCGACGGCCATGACGTCGCCGGGCTCACCGTCACGAGCGGCGCATGGTCGAAGGGCGGCCTCTCCGGGTTCGCATTCCTCTTCGCCGGCGAGCTCATGGGTCCGGTCATCCCCTACTTCGACGAGCGCTACCGGCTCATCCACGGCGACGGCGACTTCGTCGAGGACCTCGAAGCCGCCGGGCTCACCGCGGCACGGGTAGACGGGCTTCCCCTCGAGCACGACAAGAGCACCACCCTCAACGCCCAGCGCGAATGGACCGGCCCGGTCAAGGCCGAAGACACCCTCCGCCGCAAGGCCAAGGTCGCCACGCGGTGACCAAGCCGGTCCCCCGGATTGACCTTTCCGCCCGCGAGGTCCACTTCCTCGACCACCTCGCACCGGTCTGGCGTGCCCTCCCCGCCGAGCTCCGAGGCTCGGTCTACGTCGCCGACCTCGAGGTCGCCGCCAGGGCCCGCTACCACGGCCTCGACCGCGTCGTCATCGGCTGGCCCTACCGCGGCACCCGCCTCGGTCCGATCCTCGCCGCCTCCTACGGCGACCTCCGCGTCTGCTCACGGACCCGGCGCCCCGTCATCCTCTTCGAGCACGGCGCCGGCCAGTCCTACAGCGACCGGCATCGCTCCTACGCCGGCGGCACCGGCCGCGACCACGTCGCCCTGTTCATCGTCCCCAACGCCCAGGCCGCCGACCGCAACGCCCGCTTCTACCCGAACACCCCCAACGCCATCGTCGGATGCCCCAAGGTCGACGAGCTCCTCGCGCTCGAGCCCCCCGCCGCCGAGCCCGTCGTCGCCGCGGTGTCGTTCCACTGGCGATGCGACGTGGTCCCCGAGACCGGCACCGCGCTCGACGACTTCGCGCCCGAGCTCGACCGGGCACGGCGCACCCTTGCGGCCGCCGGCGTCGAGCTCATCGGCCACGGCCACCCTCGGATCCTCGCCGAAGCCAGCGCGGCCTACCGTGCCGCGGGCATCGCAGTCGTCGACACGTTCGCCGAGGTCGCCGCCCGCGCCCATCTGTACGCCGTCGACAACTCCTCCACCCTGTTCGAGTTCGCCGCGCTCGACCGGCCCGTCGTCGTCCTCAACGCCCGCGCCTACCGCCGCAACGTGCAACACGGCCTCCGGTTCTGGACCGAAGCCGACGTCGGCCTCAACGCCGAGCCCGGCCAACTCGCCGACACGATCCTCGCCGCCCTCGAAGACCGGCCCGAAGTGGCACGGTCACGGCGAGCCGCGGTCGCCCGCACGTACCCTTGCACCGATGGGACCTCCGCCGACCGCGCCGCCTCGGCCATCGTGAGCATGCTCACCCGCACCTGCATCGTCTGCGGCGCCAACCACGCATCGTGCGGAGGACCCACCGATGTCGTCCCCGTCGACCAACGCATCAAGGAGAGAACCCGCATGGGCAACCTCAAGCGATACCCGAACCCCGACTACCCCGGCTCGTTCATCAAGCTCAGCGACGAGACCGCCCGGCGGCTCGGGCTCCTCGGCTCCGACGTCGCCGCCCCGGCACGGTCCGCTCCCACCGGTGACATCACCAACCCGGGTGGCGCCGGCCCCGTCACCTCGACCACGGCGGCACCAGCGCCAGAGCCCGCCCTCGCCGGGGTCATGCGCCCCTCCGGTGTCACCCACCGAGCCCGCAAGGAGGAGGCCATGGCTGACAAGGTCAAGCGCATCGGAGCGAACACGGCCAGCGCCAGCGACGACGATGACGACGACGAGGTCGGGGTCAAGGACAAGAAGCGCCAGCCTCCGAGCTCGCGCCGGCGCCGCGTCGTCAAGGACAACCCGCAGGCATGACCCTCCTCGCGAGCGCCACCGAGCTCGCCGACTTCCTCGAGCTCGACGCGCCCGTCGGCGACGAGGTCCGACGCGCTGAGCTCCTCCTCGCCGGCGTCTCGGGCATGGTGCTCGGCCACCTCCAACGACCAAGCCTCGAAGCCGTCGAGGCCGTCGGGCTCATCGACGGCTCCGGCACCCCGGTCATGTTGCTCCCCGCGGACCACATCATCGACGTCATCTCCATCGTCGAGGACCCCCGCGGCGCGGCCACCGACCTCGCCGTCGACACCGCTTTCGACTGGAACCGCGACGGCATCTTGCACCGCGTTGACGGTGGCGTCTGGCTCCGCCGGTCGCGGTGGTACGAGGTCACGATCTCCTACGGGCTCAGCGCCAACGAGATCGAAGCCGTCAAGCTCGTCGTCCTGCGCGTCGCCGCACGCGCCCTCGTCAACCCCGAAGGCCTCTCACAAGAGAGCATGGGCGGCTACTCGGCCGGCTTCGCGTTCGACGAGTCCCGGCTCCCCACCCTTGCCGCGCCCGACCGGCGCGAGCTCGACCTCTACCGCGTGTCGATGGCCGCGCCCGGCATCTTCGAGGCCGTCGGCTCGTGACGTTCCGTCGGATGCTCGACCGCACGATCACCGTGCAACGACGCGTCGTCACCGGCACCGACGCGCGCGGCAACGACATCATCGGCAACGGCCCCGCTACCGCCGGCGTCCACGCCGCGCGCGAGCTCCTCGAGGCCAGCGAAGACCTCGACGGGCAGGACGCGCAGACCCGCGTCTATCGGTACTTCCTCGAGCCCACTGTTGCCGGCGTCGCCCTGGCCATCACCGGCTATGACCGGATCGTCGACACCGACGGCACCTTCGAGATCCGCGCTCTACCCGACACGCTGCTTCGACGGCGCCGCCCCCGCGTGCACCACCTCGAGGCCGTCGCCTACGAGCACAAGGGCTAGGGCGTGGCCACCGCACGGTTCGAGCTCAACCGAGGCTTCGAGGCCGAACTCCTCCGTGACGTCCACGTTGCTCACCTCCTCGACGCCCTCGCCGAGGAAGGCGCCGAGGTCTACCGCGACGGTGTCCCCGTCGCCGAAGGTGACCTACGCGACTCCGTCTTCGGGGACGTCGCCCTCACCGAGCGCGGATGGATCGGACGCATCGGCGCAGAGGATTGGAAGGCCGGGATCATCGAGTTCGGCACATCGCTCCGCGCTCCCGACGGCTCGCTCCGCCGGGCCATCGAGTCGCTCGGGCTCACCATCGTCTACGACCGAGGAGGAGACACGTGAGCCCCGCCATCGCCGAGGACCTCGACGCCGAAGCCATCGCCGTCACCTACCTCAAGGCCGAGGCCTCCATGGCCGCGCTCGTCGACGACGCGCAGATCGGTTCCCGGCTCCACCGCTCATGGGCGCCCGGCATCTCCGCCCTCCGTATCCGGCGCATCGGCGGCACCCCCACCGAGCAGGCCGCGAAGCACCTCCGCCGCTACCGCCTACAGATCGACGCCTTCGCCGGCACCGAGGCCACCGCGTTCGCCGTCGGCGCCCGGGCCAAGGCCCTCCTCGAGGGCATGGCCGGCGAGGTCACCGGTGGCGTCATCACCGCCGTCGACGAGGACCTCCCCCTCGCCAACGTCGGCGACCCCGACTCCGACTCCGAGCGCTACATCTTCGGCGTGGTCCTCTACGCACACCGCTCCGCGGCGTAGCCTCGCGCTCAGCACCCCACCGGGGACACCCACGAGGAGACCGCCAACATGGCCAAGGACCCGTCCGAGATCGTCATTGGGGCCAACGGCTCCATCTACACCGCGCCGCTCGGGAGCCCCATCCCCGCGAACATCACCGCGCCGCTCGGCGGCGCGTGGGTCGAGCTCGGCTACGCCAGCGAGGACGGCGTCACATGGGTCGACGGTAAGAGCCTCCAAAGCATCCGCGCGTGGCAGTCGTTCTACGACCTCCGCCGGATCGTCACGAGCAAGGAAGGGTCCCTCGCGTTCTCGCTCATGCAGTGGAACGGCAACACCGTGCGCCTCGCGTTCGGTGGCGGCGAGGTCACCGAGCCCGCGCCCAACGCGTACCGGTACACGCCGCCGGACCCGCAGGACATCGACGAGCGGATGCTCGCCGTCGAGTGGGAAGACGGCGACCATGACTTCCGGCTCGTGTTCCCCAAGGGCATGGTCTCCGACAACGTCGAGGTCAACATCGTGCGGACCGCCGCCGGTCTGTTGCCCATCACGTTCGCCCTCCTCGGCTCGGCCGAGCTCGAGCCGTTCATCCTCGACACCAACCACCCGGCCTTCGAGGACACCCAGGGTTCGTGACCGGCATCACCACCAACGAGGAGCCGGCATCGCCGGCGACCGACGGCCCCAAGCGCATCGACCTCGACGCCGCACGCAAGGCCCGCCGCGAGAAGCAGGGGCCCGCGCCGTGCATCGTGTTCCTCGGCGTCGAGCGGCCCCTCCCGCGCAGCCTCCCCGCCGAGGTCCTCGACCTCGCCGGCCTCGTCTCCCAAGGCCAGTGGACCGGCGCGGTCCCGGCCATCAAACTCCTCCTCGGCGGCGAGGTCTATGAGCAGGTCATCGCCGACGCCAAGAAGGCCGGCGACCCGCTCGAGCTCGAGGACATCGTCTTCCTCCTCGAGCAGTCCCTCGAGGTCTACGAGGTCACGCTCCCGGAATCGCGAGCCTCGGCGAAGTAGTCCTCGGCCACTGGGACATCGTCGAGGCCGACTTCACCCGGTACTACCAGGCCGACCTCGTCGCCGCCCTCTGGGGTGAACCCTCCGAGCGCCGCACGTTCCGGTGGGTCGCCACCCACGTAGCGAACCTCCCGGCCGAGTCCGGGCTCGCGCGCCACCTCGGCGCGCTCAAGCCCGGCCAGTGGCACAACGCCGAGGAGCTCCTCGCCGGCGTCGTCAACGAGATCCGCCGCACCAACTACCTGTTCGTCAAGGCCAACTCCAAGAGGGGCACCCACGTGCCCGAGCCCACGATGGTCCGGCGTCCGACACCCGACGACGGGCAGAATCGGAAGCGACCGCTCACCGCCGACGAGCTCGCCAAGGCTCTCGGGAGAGGACCCGGCACCGTGCGCTACACCCCGAAGGTCGAGAACTAGTGGCCGGTCAACTCACCGCCGGGCGCGCGTTCGTCGACCTCGTCCCCCGCCTCAAGGACGGCTTCGCCAACGACGTCGAGCGCCAGGTCGAAGGAGAGCAAGGCCGCATCGGCGGCGCCATGGGCAAGGTCGGCGCGGTAGCAGGCCGCGCCCTCATCGCCGGCGCCGGCGCCGCGGTCGCCGTCGGCATCAAATCCGTCATCGACTTCGCCGGGTTCGAGCGCCAGATGAACGAGGTGTTTACCCTCCTCCCCGGCATCTCCGGCCCGGCGATGGACAAGATGACCGATCAGGTGAAGGGCTTTGCCACCGAGTTCGGTGTCCTCCCCGACAAGCTCGTCCCCGCCCTGTACCAATCGCTCTCCGCCGGCGTGCCACCGGGCAACGTCTTCGAGTTCCTCGAGACCTCCCAGAAGGCCGCCAAGGGTGGCGTCACCGACCTCACCACCGCCGTCGACGGCATTTCGTCGGTCGTCAACGCGTACGGCGCCGAGCTCGTCGACGCGACCAAGGCGTCCGACCTGATGTTCACCACGGTCCGGCTCGGCAAGACCAACTTCCAAGAGCTCTCCGCGTCGCTGTTCAACGTCACCCCCACCGCCGCCGGGCTCGGCGTCGCGTTCGAGGACGTCACCGCCGCCCTCGCCGCGATGACCCTGCAAGGTGTCCCCACCTCCGTCGCCACCACCCAACTCCGGCAGTTGTTCGTCGAGCTCTCCAAGGAGGGCTCCGCGACCGCCGGTGTCTTCGAGGACATCGCGGGCAAGTCGTTCAAGGAGTTCATTGCCGCGGGCGGCAACACCGCTCAGGCCCTCGAGCTCCTCAAGAAGCACGCCGACGAAACCGGTGTCGGCGTCAACGACCTCTTCGGCTCGGTCGAGGCCGGCTCCGCCGCGCTGACCCTCGCCGGCAGCGAGACGTTCACCGACAACCTTGTCGCCATGGGTGACGCCGCCGGCGCCACCGACAAGGCGTTCCAGACCATGAACAAGGGCATCGGCCCGGTGTTCGACAAGATCAAGGCCCGGCTCGCGGTGCTCGCCATCGAGATCGGCGAGCGCATCGCACCCGTCCTCGAGCGAGCGTTCGTCGCCGCCGAGGACATCTTCTCCGACGTCGCCCGCGTCATCGGCACCGTCGTCGACGCGTTCAAGATCCTCTCCGGTGACGACGGCGCCCAAGGGTTCGGCGAGGTCATGGACAACCTCCTCGGCAACTCTGGCAAGTACGTCGACCTGTTCCGCCGGATCGGCGAGGTCATCATCACCGTCGGCACGTTCATCCGCGACAACCTCAAGCCCATCCTCATCGGGCTCGGCGTCACGCTCGCGCTGCTCATCTCGCCCATCGGCTCGCTCGTCGCCGCGCTCATCTACGCCTACACCCAGAGCGAGACCTTCCGCGACATCGTCGACGCCGTCATCGCGTTCATCGTCAACGAGGTCGCGCCGCGGGTCGGCAAGTTCGTCGACTACATCGTCGAGCAGTTCGGCAACCTCGTCGAGTGGGTCCGCACCCACTGGGACCAGATCTCCGAGGCCATCGACCACGTCATCACCGTCGTCAGCGGCATCATCGAGTTCGCCATCGCCGCCATCTCGCTCGCGTGGGAATACTTCGGCGACACGATCCTCGCCACCGCCCAGGCCGCATGGGACGCCATCCGGGCACACATCGAGTTCGCCATCGACCTCATCCGCGGGGTCATCGAGTTCGTCCTCGCCATCATCAATGGCGACTGGGGCAAGGCGTGGGACGCGATCAAGGACATCCTCGCCAGCGCCTGGGAGTTCATCACCACCCTTGTCAGCGGAGCGCTCGACGTCGTCACGACGCTCATCGGCGACGGCCTCGGCGCGGCCAAGGACCTCGTCTTCGCCATCCTCGAGGAGATCGTCGGATTCTTCCGCGACCTCCCCGGCATGCTCATCGACGCCGCCGGCGACCTGTGGGGATGGGTCGTCGACGGCCTCTCGGGGATCCTCAACGCCGTGGTCAACCTCTTCGAGGACGCGGTCAACCTCGTGATCGACGCCATGAACGTCGCGATCCGTGCCTACGACGCGCTCCCGTTCGTGAGCGCCGACACCATCGACGACGTCGACTTCGAGGTCGGCCGGGTCACCGCGCCGCCCACGGCCGCCGAGCTCGCACGCAACCGCAGCGCACCCGGCGGCCGCATCAGTCCCGAAGGCCGCGGCCTCGCGGAGGGCGGCAAGGTCATCGAGTCCGGCCTCTCATGGGTCGGCGAGCAGGAGCCCGAACTCCTCGACCTCCGGGCCGGTGCCCGCGTCATCCCCCTCAACGCCCTCGGTGACCTCGTCGCCGAAGGCGCCGGGCATCGTGGCCCAGTCGTCGCCATCGACGAGGCACACTTCGACGACGAGGTCGACATCGACCTCCTGTTCTCACGTGCAGCGTTCGCGTCCATGGCCGGGAGGTTCGACTCGTGACCTACATCGGGTCAGCCCGCCTCGAAGCCGAAGGCCTCGACGACTTCGAGCTCACCATCGAGCACGGCATCGCCATCGACGCCCTCGACATCGGCTACCCGTCGATCCGCACCGTCGCCGAGGACCACCCCGACCGGCATGGCCAGGACGACCAGACCGCCCTGTTCGGTGGCCGCGCCGTCGTGCTCTCCGGTGCGATCGTCCCCACCGCCACGGCCAGCCGGCAGGAGGTCCTCGACCGGCTCGGCGCCTTCCTCGTCCCGTGGCGCCGGCCGCACCTCGTGTACGAGCTCGAGCCCGGATCAGGTCTGCGCCGCATCCGTCTCGCCCCCGACCAGCACTCGCGGCCCATCACCCAACCCAACCTCGCGCAAGTCACCATGGGGTGGCGCGCCCCCGACGGGATCCAAGAGGCCTACGACCTCCTCAGCGTCGAAGGCGAACCGGGCGAGGGCTACTCCGAGACCTACGAGGAGATCTACGAGGGCATCCCCGCGCTCGAGTTCGACCTGCCTGGCAACGTCCCGGTGTACCCGATCCTGCGGGCCTACGGCCCCGCCAACGGCGTCGAGGTGGTCAACGCCACCACCGGTGCGCGCATCAAGTTCACCGACACGATCCTCGCGACCGACGCCGACTACGTCGAGATCGACCACGTCAACCGCATCGCCCGCATCAATGGCGCGGGCTTGGCCATCGACACCATCGTCCTACCCATGTCGTCGTGGTGGACCCTCGAGCCCGGCGTCAACTCGTTGCGCTACCGGCCGGTCGGCTCCGGGCTCGCCGCTCATCTCGTCGCCAGCGCCCGGCCCGGTTGGATCTAGCGACCTAGGAGCACGTCCATGCCTTTCCCCGGTTACCCGGCCGCCACCGACGCCACCAACGCGCTCCTCCAAGAGAACGAGCACCCGGACCGGCACAACGCGCTCGCCGTCGCGGTCAACTACTTGCAGGACGCGCTCGACGCGCTCCCGCCGCCGGAGCCTCCGTGGACGTTCGCCATCACCAAGGGCGACCGCACCGGCAACTTCACGACGGCGAGCATCGCGAGCCCACCGACCACCCCCCTCACCGGAGCGAGTGTTGCCATCGCGGCCGTGGTCGGCGACGTGCTCGAATGCGAGTTCTTCGGGTCCATGGTCTCATCCATCACCAGTGGCGGCGCACGGGGCCGGTTCGCCGCCGCCGGCGTGGGCATCGGCGAGTCCGAAGGGGACCTCCGAAGCGGCGGCCTCGGCACCGCCGCCACGGTCCTGTTCGGGAAGTTCCACCACTCCGTGCAGCCCGGCGACCTCGACGCCGGAGAGGTGACCATCACGTTCCTCATGGCCGCGGTCGCGGCGAGCACGCTCACCGTCCACAACAACGCAACGCGGACGTGGACTCTGTCGGTCAAGAACCTCGGGCCGCCCGATGGTCCGTAGTTTCGGTGAGGGCACGTTCGGCTCCGGTCGGTTCGGTGGCCAGGATCTCGTCCCGTCGGCGCCAAGGCGAACCCGGTGGTCGTTCGCGGTAGGCGCATGGACCGACGGCCCGCGTGACCTCGTCGAGCTCCGCGACGCGCGGCTCACCGTCAACCGCACGTCGAGCGCCACTCTCGAAGGATCCATCGACGGGCGCGCGCCCATCGCTGGCCGGTTCGTTGACCTCGTCAGCGACGCCCACGCCTGGCGCGACGACGTCAAGGTCTTCCGGGGACGGCTCGGTCCCAACGGCGACGACATCGACGGCGCCCGCCACGCGCTCGCGCTCTCGTTCGGTGACTACCGCGCTGTGCTCCAAGGGCGGATCCTCTACGACAACGACCTTCTCACCGCCGGGCCCATCACCGGTGACGTCGGCGACGTCGTCGCCGCGCTCGTCGAGCTCACGCAGAGCCGGCCCTACGGCGACCTCGGCATCACCCTCGGCGCCGGGTTCCCCGCCGGCCGCAAGGTCCGCGACCTCGAGCTCTCACCCGGCACCACCATTGCCGCCGCGATCGACACCATCGCGAACACCGCCTACCCCGTCACCGGGTTCGAGTGGGAGATCACCGGCGACCTCGTCTTGAACCTCTACCACCGAGGCCGGCGCACGCCGGTCACCACCGTCCTCAAGTACGGCGACAACGTCACCAAGGTCAAGCGCACCGTCGAGGCCGGCACCTACGCCAACGTCATCCGCGGCAACGGCTCGTCGGACTCCGGCATCGCCCGCACCGTCTCCGTCGACGACCTCGCCACCCGGCCCGAAGGTCGATGGGAAGCACAGGTCGGCTTCTCCAACGTCAACGGCTACTCCACCCTCGCCGCCGCGGTGTCCGGCGAACATGACCGGCGCGGCGTCATCCGCCCCGCCTACACGCTCACGCTCCGGCCCGGTTGGTGGCAGGGCCCCGGCCACCTGTGGGTAGGGCACACCACCCGGGTTCACATCCGCTCGGGCCGCGTCGACGTCGACGAGGACCTCATCGTCGAGCGCATGACCATCACCCCCACGGCCAACGGCATCGAGCTCGTCACCGTCGACGTCGACGCCCCGAGCTCGGGTCTGCTCCGGCGCGTCGTCGGGCTTGACCAGCGCGTCTCGTACCTCGAGCGCAACTAGATCCGGCGGCCCCGCTGCTCCACGCCGTAGCGTGGTGGCCATGGCACCCGACGACCAGGACGACCACGACGACTACGTCGCCACCGAGGACGAGGACGAGCTCACCGAGGACCTGATCGGCGAGGCTCTCCCCGACGCCGACGCCGCCACCGACGAGCTCCTCAAGGGCACCCTCGACCTCGCCGTCGAGCTCGCCGCACAGGAGGGCAAGTAGCGATGGCGTGGCGTCTCGCCGGTTCGCTGACCCGGCTGCGCGCCGAGGTCAACGCCAAGGCACCGGGCCGGTCCCGGGCCAGCGACGGCACGATCGGTGACCCGGCCCACGCCTCGCGGTGCTCGCGGCACAACAAGAACGACGCCGGCGTCGTCTGCGCGCTCGACCTCACCCACGATCCCGCGGGCGGCTACGACGCCCACGCTCACGCCGACATCCGGGTCGGTCTCGCCCGCATGGGACACGGCCACCCCGACTACGACTACGAGATCTCCGACGGCCGCGTCGCCAGCCGCGCGACGGGCTGGCTCTGGCGCGAGTACAAGGGCTCGAACAAGCACCGAGGCCACACACACACCGGGGTCGGGCGCGGCTCGGACTGCGAACCCGGCCCGACCTACGACTCCGCCGCCTCATGGGGGATCGCTGACGTTCCCTCGACACCCGCACCCACCCCGACCCCGTCGCCCGCGCCGGGCCCCGACAACTTCAAGGAGCGAGTCATGGCCCTCCCGGTCCTCCGCAAGGGCGCCACCGGCCAGTACGTCCGCAACATGCAGGGCCTCCTCGTCGCCAACGGCGAGCCGGTCAAGGTCGACGGCGACTTCGGCGCGGCCACCGACCGCGGGCTCCGGGCATGGCAGGGCCGGGCCAAGCTCAAGCCCGACGGGGAGTGCGGCCCGAAGACGTGGTCAGCGCTCGTCGGCATCTGACCCGGGGTGACCACCCTCGCTGTAGTCCTCGGGTTCATCGGCGTCGCCCTCGGCGCGCTCGTCACGTGGCTCGTCGCGCGGCGAACCAAGTCCGGGCGCATCGTCACGTCCGAAGCCGAGACCCTTTGGGAAGAGGCACGGGAGATGCGCAAGGAGCTCCGCGCCACTGCGGATGCGAGCCACCGAGAGCACGAGCAATGCAAGGCCGATCTCGCTACCCAACGCCGCGCGACTGCTGACCTCGACGCCGAAGTCACCAGGCTCAGCGCCCGAGTCAGAGAGCTAGAGGCCGCAGGATGAACGACGAACCGACCCAAGCCCAAGAGGACGACGTCGACCGCCGCCACGCGAACATGATGCACGGCCGCCCCGTCGACGCTGATGCCCGCGAGGACGAGCTCGAGGCCAAGCACAAGGAGCTCGTGCAAGGAGCATCCACGCTGCCCCGGTGGGCGGTCGTCACGATCGTCGGGTTCCTTGTCACCGTCGTCGCCGTGTTCACCATCGGGCTCCTCGCCCTGTTCGAGGGTCTCGACCGGCTCGAGGACGTCGCCGTCGCCACCAGGACTGTCGCCACGGACACCAACGACGTCGTCGCCGGCGACCTCACCGCCCGAGATGAGACCATCGACGCGCAGCAGATCGTGATCGACCAGGCCGTCGTTTACGTCACCGTCATGGGCATCATGCTCGAGCAGGCCGGCGTGAACCCGCCCCTCGTGCAGTTGAACCCGGCCCTGCCGGTGCCCACCCCCGAAGAGGTCATCGCCAGCGCAACACCCGGCGGCACCGGATGACACCCACGCCGACGCGGCCATCTCTCGGTGCTCGGCTCCTCGCGGCCCTCGCCCGGGAGCCCGTCATGCTCGGCGGCGCCGTGGTCTCCACCGTCGCCATCGCCGACCCCTCCCCCCTGGTCATGGCCGCGGTCACCGGATGGGTCGCATGGGTCGTCCGGCTCGCGTCCCGGTCCCGGGTCTCCGCCGACGAGGACGTCGAGGTCGCCCGCTACGTAGGGGCGCTCGAGGGCACGCCGCCAGCGCCCGCCGCGTGGGATCCTCCTGCCCGCCAGGACCCACCGGCCACGCCCTAGGGCCCCGGAGGCCTCGAGGCCCTTAGGCGGGCTTCTGGCCGGGTCTCGTGGCGATCCGAGAATCCCGGTTTTCAGCAGACGTCGAAGCGGCTGCCGCCCATCCCCTTGGCCACCTCCGCCACGGCACCGGCGGCCAGCGCCGCCCGGGCGGCCGACACCCCGGTCATCCCGTCGCCGTGCTCGCGGTCGAGCTCGTCACGGACCCGGGCCCGGACCTCGACCACGTCGACCCCCTCGAGGATGGCCAGCGCCTCAGCGAGGCCCTCGGCCTTGGCGTTGCGCGTTGGCGCGTGGCCGTGGCCGGTCTGGCGGGTGGATCGCCGGTAGGCGTTCTCCGCGGCGCGGTGCGCGGCGCGGACGGCGTCGATGCGGTCGCGCGGCGTCACAGTAGGAACCGCCCGGCGAGGACACCGACGACGAGCAGGATGAGGAGCACGACGACGGTGCTCACCGGGGCGCTTCTCTGTCAGAAAGTGCCTCTTGCAGGCCGCGGACAATGACCAGCAGAGCCAGGTCGTCGTCATCGGGTAGGTCGGTCCCAATGCAGTCGCCTGAGAAGTTGGCCTCCCAGCACAGGGTCTCGCACCAGCACCCAGGCTCGCCGCAGATGGAGTCGCCGTACTCGGCGTCGTGCCGTAGGTCATCGTCATCGGTCGCCATCGGGCGCAGGCAGCGAGCACAGAGGCGGTCCTTCTCCGACCAATCAGGCGTCACTCGGTACGCCACATCTTCGCCAACGGTCGGCGGTTCGGTCTGGTCGGCCACGGGCTGTAGTGAAACACCCCCTTGACACTGACGTCAAGGGCCGGTTACGTTGCCCAGCGCACGACGCCCCGGCCTTCCACCAGGAGCCGAACCCATGACCCCGACGCCCGAGAGGCGCGGCGCTGTCCGTCTCGAGACGGCCCTCAGCATCGCCGACCCCGAGCGGCGACTCGCCGCACTGGACACGATCCAACGCAACACCGACGACGTCGCCGCCCGCATCCGCGCGGCGCGCGCCGAAGCCGTGCGCGAGCTCGCCGATGACGGCTGGACCTGGGAAGACATCGGCGCCCTGCTCGGCGTCACCCGCCAGCGCGCCCAACAGATCGCAGCCAACAACCACCGATAGGAGGCCCACCCGTGGCCGAGGACACCACCAGCACCGACGACGTCGAGGTCACCCGGGCCCCCACCCTGCCCGGCCTCGAGCTCCCCGAGTACCACGGCCGCAAGCCCGGGTCCCGGGTCAACACCGTCGGCGGGCACAAGGCCGACAACATCGCCCGGCTCCACGAGATCGGCGAGCGCGTCGTGCTCGTCGTCGAGGTCCGCTGCGACGAGGCCGGGCACCGCCAGACCGCGGATGGGCTCGCCTACAAGGAGACCTTCTCGGTGTCGGACTCGTTCGAGGTCGAAGGCGCCGCCGGCGTGCGCCTGTTGTCCACGGTGCGCCAGGCCTACCGGGAGGCCGACGACGAGCGCCTCGGCCGCCAGCCCCTCCCCCTCGAGGACGAGGGCACCACGCGTGCGACCACCGGGGACGGCACCGTGCTCACCCCGGCCGAGCTCGCTGAGCTCCGTGGTGACCCCGCCGCGGCGCTCACCGACGAGCGCCTCACGCCCGTCGTGGTCGTCTACTCCGACGGGGCGCGCGAGCTCTGGCCCGACGACTTCGACCCCGACGAGACCAAGCCCGCCGCGGGCCAGGTCTTCGAGGTCGACGGTGACGACGGTGGCGTCGCGACGGTGTACGTGCGCGAGGTCCTCAACGCCGAGACCGGCGAGGTCATCGAGCAGTGGACCGACGACCAGCAGGCCGCCCGGCTCCTCGAGATGGAGCACGCCGCCGAGGCCGACGAGGCCGCCGCCTCGGTGGACGTCGACGTCGAGCCGACCATCGCGTACTACCGGTGCGAGATGGCCGACGGCTCCGTCATCGAGGTCGACGCCGCCAAGGCCCCGGCGTCACCGTCGTCGTCGCTCGGGCCCGCCGTCGATGCCGCCGTGCGGATCTACGCCGTGACCGACGACGGCTCCGAGATGCTCTACAAGGGCCGCGACGACGATCTCCCCGGCGCCCCGCTCGGTGGGACGGACCTGCCGCCACTGCCCGGTGAGGACCTCCCCGCCAACACCGGGCTCGCCGGCGCACCGCTAGGCGAAGCCCCCGCACCGGCGTCCGATGAGGGCCCCGACCTCGAGCCGACGCCCGACGACTACACGCTCGTCGACACCGACCTCGACATCGTCCGGCTCAACGTCGCCGGCATCACCGACCTCGCGCACGCTCGTCGGGTCCTCGAGGCCGAGAAGCGCGGCCGCGGCCGCGGGCTCAAGACCCGCAAGGGCGCCACCGACGTCATCCTCGCCCGCATCGCCGAGCTCGAGAAGGAGCCGACGACGTGATCTTCGAGGCCCTCGGCCATCCGCATCCGGCGTGGAAGCCCGCCGACGCCGCACGTCCGTGGACACCGTTCAGCGCGACGTACTCGCAGACGCTCAACCTCCTCGCCCGTGAGGTCGACAACCTCCGGGCACGCGAGGTCCGCATCCAAGTCGTCACCGCCGGCGGCAACACCCGCGGTGGCAACCTCCGCTCAGACGCCCGCGTCGACCACCCCGGCGTCATCGTCACCCTCGACACCAAGGAGCGCGGCACCCTCGTCTATGAGACCGACGAGTTCCGTGGTGGTGGCGGCATGCCCGGCTGGCATGCCAACCTTCGGGCCATCGCGCTCGGTCTCGAGGCCCTCCGCAAGGTCGAGCGGTACGGCATCGCCCGCGCTGGCCAGCAGTACGCCGGGTACCGCGAACTGCCGTCGGGCATCGAGCTCGGCGCCGCGACCATGACGGCCGAGGAGGCCGCGCAGACGCTCGGTGTCGCAGACCCTCGGCCCTACCTAGAGGATGAGTGGATGGACCTCCTCACCGAGCCGGGCGCGGTCAACGGCGCCTTCCGCGAGGCTGCCAAGGTCCACCACCCCGACGCTGGCGGCGACCCCGACTACTTCCGGCGCATCGTCGCCGCCCGCGATCTCCTCCTCTCGCAGATGGAGGTTCGAGCATGAGCCCCCGCAAGCCAGCGCCGCCCACGCGGATCCAACGCCACGGCAACGGCCACTCCTACTACCTCGACGGTGAGAAGGTCCCCGGCGTCACCACCATCTTGGGCAACGGCATCCCCAAGCCGGGCCTGATCGGCTGGGCCGGCAACGTCGTCGCCGACGCCGTCGTCAATGGCCTCACCGTCGCCCGCAACGACCGCGGCGAGGCCCGCATCGTCGCCGACGAGCTCGTCCGCGACCTGCTCGCATGGAACGAGACCCGCGGGAGCCACGCCGTCAAGGTCGGCAACGAGCCCCTCCCCCGCCTCGCGCTCGCCAAGATCCTCGGCGCGCTCCGCTACCGGGACTCCGGCGAAGCCGCCGCCAAGGGCACCGACGTGCACGGCCTCGCGGTGCGCCTCGCCGCCGGCGAAGAGATCACCGTGCCCGAGCACCTCGCTGGCCACGTCGAGGCCTACCTCCGGTTCCTCGAGGAGTGGGACCCCACCGAGGCCCTGCTCGAGCGCGTCATCGTCAACCGCCGGTGGCGGTACATGGGCAAGTTCGACCTGCTCGCCGCGTTCCCCGGCCTCTGGCCCGACGGCACCCCGTGGGCGGGCAGACCGGTCGGCCGGGCCCTGCTCGACATCAAGACGTCACGGTCGGGGATCTTCGCGGAGACCGCGTTGCAGTTGGCCGGCTACCGGTACGGCGAGACCATGCTCGACGGCGTCGACGACACTGGCGCCGTCGTCGAGGTGCCGATGCCGGTGGTGGATTGGTGCGGCGCGATCCACGTCCGCGCGGATGGCTACGACGTGTACCGGCTCGAGGCCGGCGAGCGCGAGCACCGCGTCTTCCTCTACGCCAAGCACGTCGGCGAGTGGCTCGACTGGAAAGAGGGCGCCGCGTCGACCGTGAAGAGCGACGCCCTGCCCCCGCCGGTGGTCGGCTCGTGAACGACGACGACCGGTTCGTCTTCGGCGTCATCTTCGTCGTGCTCGCTGCCATCGCGATCATCTCCTCGGTCCGCATCAACCAGCTCGATTCGCGCCTCGACCGGCTCGAGGAGCCCACGCCCGTCACGATCGAAGACCACCCCGCCACCCCGTACCAACCGTAGGAGCCATCCCCATGACCGACACCACTGGCGCAGCGCTCGAACGCTACGCCGGCCCCAACGCCACCATCGCCCTGGCCAACGACGCGTGGAAGCTCGCGCAGACGTTGCAGCAAACCGACTTTGTCCCGAAGGCCCTCCGGGGCAAGCCCGAGGCGATCCTCGCCGCGATCCTGACCGGCGCCGAGGTCGGCATCTCCCCCATGCAGGCCCTCGCGAAGATCCACGTCATCGAAGGCCGACCCGCGATGTCCGCGGAGCTCATGCGCGCCGTGGTGCTGCGCGACGGCCATGACCTGTGGATCGAAGAGCAGTCCTCCACCCGGGTCATCATCGGCGGCAAGCGCAAGGGCTCCGACCGCGAGACCCGCGTCACGTGGACCATGGACGACGCCAAGCGCGCCAACCTCGCGGGCAAAGACGTCTGGCGCAAGTACCCGACGGCGATGCTGACGGCCCGCGCCACCGGGCAACTCTGCCGGGCGATCTTCGCCGACGTGCTCTCGGGGATCTCCTACACCGTCGAGGAGCTCGAGGACGGCGACCTCATCGAGGTCGAGGAGGTCCCCGTCGACGCGCCGGCACCGCCGCCCGGGCGCACCGCACGTGCGCGACGACCGGCGACACGCGGGTCCGGTGCGCCAGCACAGACCGAGCCGGACCCCGCCCCGCCGGTTGAGCGCGAGGCCCCGCCGCTCCCCGGTGAGGGTGACGACGAGCCCGTCGACGCCGAGCTCGTCGGCCCTGACGGCGAGGTGATCGACGACGGCCCGCTCGAGCGCGACCCCGACCCGCCGCCGGCGCACGAGGGTGCGCGCACCTACAGCCCGGGCCAGATCATCGCCATTCGCATCGCCGAGCTCGGCCTCGACCGCGACGCCAAGATCGCCCTGTGCTCAGCGATCGTCGGGCGCGACATCGACACCACCAAGGACCTCGCCCCCGACGAGGTCACCACCATCCTCGAGACCATCTCCGCTGACGGGTTCGACCCCGCCGACTACAACATCGAGACCGAGACCGCCGCCGCGGCTCCCGCCGAGGATCGCCCTCCTCAGCCGCCCCGGCGCCGGAGGGTGGCCGCGCCGGGACCGTCTGGCCCGGTGCGGCCACCTGCCACCTCATGGACCGGCGACGACTGGCGCACGTTCCTCAGCGAGCGTGGCGTCAAGGTCACCGAGGTCCTGCGCGAGGCGGCCCGGGTCGCGGGTGACTACGACGACGTGGTCGCGCCCACCACCCTTGACGAGATCACCGGGTCGGGCATCGAGGCCGTGCTCGTCGGGTACGTCGAGGACCTCTCCCTCGAAAGGGCCAAGCAGTGACCGGCCGCGACCGCACCGAGTTCACCCCCTCCGAGCAGCAGTTCATGCGCGGCTGCGCGATGGCGCTCGCGGTCACGCTCATGGGCATCGCCGTCGTCTTCGTGGTCGTCGCCGCGGCGCTCGGCATCCAAGGCCTGTGGGGTCTCCGGTGAGCGGCCGCACCGTCGAGCTCGCGCTCGAGGATGCCGAGCGCATCGACGAGCTCTTCTCGGTGTGCGTCCTCGACGACGCCACCAAGGTCGCCGCTCGCCACCTCTCCGAGGTCGTCGCCCAGGCCAAGCGGCATGCGGTGATGGACCGGTTGCGCACCGGCGAGGCCGTGCCCGTCGACGAGGTCCTCGGCATGTCCGACGAGGACCTCGAGCACGTCGTCACCGGCGAGGCTCACCGGCCACGGCCGCAGTGGGCCAACGTCGCCAAGGCCACCCGGATCATCGGCGCCACCGTCGCCGCGGATCCCGGGTACCAGTCCCGCGCCGATGACCTCGGCGCGTACGTGCGCGACACGTGGGACGCCCTCGGACTGTCGCTCTACGACGACGAGACCCTCTACGTCGCGTTGACCACCGCGGGGCTGATGGTGGAGATGGCGAACAACGGGCACACCCGCGAGCCCGAGCTCGTCACCCCCGCGATCGTCGAGGGCGTCGCGCAGATCGCGCAGTCGTTCACCGCCGCGGTCATGCCCTACCTTCCGCGCGAGGCCCGGCCATGATCCCTGTGGAAGCCACCGACGAGCAGGTCGCCTATTGGACCCAGCGAGCGGGCGCCGAGCCTGTGCGCCGCGTCATCGGCGGGCCCGCGGAAGCGCCCGACGTCATCCCCTGCCCCACCCTCGTCGGCCTCGACACCACCCAAGGGGTCGTCGTCTGCCGGGTCGCCTACCAGTTGGACGAGATCGAACTCGCCGCGCTCGCTCAGGGCGGCACGCTCTGGCTCTCCACATGGGGTGGCCTGCCCATCCACCTCGTCGAGGTTGTGCCGCGGTGACCGGGCAGGCGTTGCTGGCGGAGGCTGGCCGTGCGCTCCACGTCGCCCGGAACCTGCGCTACTCCAAGCCCGAGACGTTCGACGACGTCACCAGCGAGGACCTAGACGTCGCGGCGCGGCACCTGCGCGCCATCTCCTACTCGTGCCAAGAGGGCGCCCGGCTGTTCGACCGCATCCGCGCCGGCCGCCAGTGAAGACCACCCGCTGCCGGTCCTGCGGCGCGCTCATCGTGTTCGCCCGCACCACCAAGGGCACCCTCATGCCCCTCGACGCCGAGCCCACCGCCGACGGCAACGTCACCCTCGAGCACACCGGCCCCGGCCTACCGCTGGCCCAGGTCCACGGCGCCGCGTCGCTGTTCGAGGGTCACACCGACGGTGTCCGGTACATGCCCCATCACGCCACCTGCCCCCAGGCCGACGAGTGGCGGGCACACCGGTGACAGTCGCCATCGCCGGTGTCGACGGTGCCACCCGCAACCTCGGCCTCGCGCGGACCGACGGCACCCTCATCACCCTCAACGCCCGCGCCGGCGCCAAGGACCCCGTTCGCCGCCTCGCCGAGCTCGAGCGGGCCCTGTGGCGTGCGCTCGAGCTCCACCCCCCGCGGCCCGTGCTCGTCGTCGTCGAGGGCTACGGGCTCGGCACCCCGGGGCGGCTCGCGCTCGTGCGCCTCGGTGAGGTCGGTGGCATGGTCCGCACCACCGCGTTCCGGCTCGGCGCGCACGTCGTCGAGGTGCCACCGTCGAGCCTCAAGCGCTTCGCCACCGGTCGCGGCAACGCCGACAAGGACGCGATGGTCGACGCTGCGCGTGCACATAGTGCACACCCCAGGAACCACGACGAGGCCGACGCCTACCATCTGCGCCGGCTCGGCCGGATGGCCTACGGGCAGACCGTCGCCGGTGCCGACCATGAGCGCGAGGTCCTCGCGTCGATCACCTGGCCGGTCCTGCCGTGAGCGAGCGCGCCGACCGGATCCTCGAGGTCCTCGACTCCGGGCTACAGGCCTCGACCGAGACCGGGTTCGGCACCGACCGCGCGCCCGACGCGTGCGCACGCTGCCAGTTGCATGCTCCGGTCAAGGGCGGCGACCTGTGCGAAGGGTGCCGGGCGTTCCTCCTCGGCGACGTCGACGACGATCCCGCACACCGGGCGATCGAGGAGTACATCTACGCCGAGTTCGCTGGCCGGTTCGCCGACGTCGCTGACCGCGCCGTCATCGGCGACCGACACGCGCAGCACACCCACGCGTACATCGTCTACGAGGTCCCGGCGATGACCATGGACGACTTCGCTGCCGTCATCGCCGTGTTCGGGGTCGCAGCCGAGACCATCCGGGACCTCTTCGACGGGCTCGCCACCGCGTTCGGCGAGGTCGTCCGGCCCATGGCCGAAGCCATCGCCGCGCTCCTCAACGAGCCCGCCACGCGAGAAGCGCTCGAGGCCCTACGTGCGCAAGCCGAGCACGCGCTCCCCGAGCGTCATACCCTCACCTCTGCGGCCGTGCTCGACCTTCGAGCGACACTCCGGCCGACCCGTGACCTGCGTGCGACCGAGGCCCCCCGCCGGCCGCCCACCCCAAGGAGCCGCCGCCCATGACCCTCACAGGCCTCCTCACCGACCTCGTCCCCAGCATCGGCGACGCCATCGCCGTCGCGGTCTGGACCGGACTCGGCGCGCTCGCCTGGCGCGCCCGACGCGCCGACCGGCCACCCCCTCACCACGAGCCCACCCTCGCAGAGCTACCGCCCGGGTTCACCATCGTCGGGCCCGGCCCGTTCGACTGGCGCAACGACCCCGAGCTCTAGCCCGTGGCCCACCGTCCCGCCCACGCGGCGAGGACCCGGCAACCGCCGGGCCCCCCCCGCACACGTGAGCGATCCCCATGACCGACGACCGCGCCCGACACGCTACCCGCGGCCGGCCCGTCGCCAACCAACCCGATCGACCTGCGGGCCGCGTCCCGCCGTCGAACCTCGACGCCGAAGCGTCGTTGTTGGGTGCCGCCATGATCTCGCCCGACGCGCTCGAGGTGCTGGCGACGCGCACCGAGCCCGGCGACTTCTACAAGCCCGGTCATGGCCACGTTGCCGCGGTGCTGCGCCACGCGTTCGAGCAAGGCCAAGCCGTCGATTCGGTCACCGTCGGCGAAGAGCTCACCCGCCGCGGGCTCCTCGAGTCCGTTGGCGGCCCCGCGTTCGTCGCCGGGCTCATGGCCACCGCACCGGCCACGTCCAACGCGGCGCGCTATGCCACCATCGTCCATGACCTCGCGACGCTGCGCCGGCTCCTCGCGGCGGGCGCGGAGATCTCCGAGCTCGGGTACGGGTCGCGCGCCGACGACGCGCACGACGTCATCCTGCGAGCCCAAGCGCTCCTCGGTGGCGTCGCGTCACAGAACGGGTCCCGGTCCTACTCCTCCCTCGACGTCGCCGACGTCGCCGCGCTCCTCGACGGTGACCTCACCACCGAAGAGCCCGACTTCCTGCGCCGCAACGACGGCCGGGCCCTGCTCTACGGCGGCAAGATGCACGTGTTGCAGGCCGAGCCGTCGTCGGGCAAGTCCTGGCTCGCTCTGCTCGCTGCGCTCGAGGTCCTCGCGATGGGCGGAGCCGTCGTGTACCTCGACTACGAGGACACCTCCGTCGGGATCCTCGGCCGGCTCCTAGCGCTCGGCGCGGACCCCGCCGCGGTGCGCCACCGGTTCCGGTACATCCAGCCGTCAGGCCCGTTCGGACCCACCGAGCGCGTCGAGCTCTCGCGCCTGTGCAAGACCCTCAACCCCGACCTCATCGTCATCGACGGCGTCGCCGAAGCCTTGGTCCGCGACGGCTACGCCGAAGACCGCGCCGCCGAGGTCGTCGCATGGGTCGAAGCGCTCCCGCGTTGGCTCGCCCGCACCGGCGCCGCGGTGTTGATGCTCGACCACGTCGTCAAGAACCGCGAAGAGCAGGGCCGGTGGGCACGCGGCTCGGGCGCCAAGTTGGGCGCGGTCGACGGCTCCGCCTACCTCGTCAAGGTCGTCGTCCCGTTCTCACGGACCCGCGCCGGGCGGCTGCGTCTGGTCATCGCCAAGGACCGGCCCGGAGGTGTCGGCGCGATCGGTGACACCGCAGCGATCGTCGACATCGAACCCAAAGCCGACGGCACCCGCGTCCTCATGCGCCTCACCCGCGACACCGGCGAAGTCTCCGCCAACGACACGTGGAAACCCACCGTGCTCATGCGCCGCTGCGCCGATGAGCTCGCCAAGGCACCCGACGGGCTCTCCGCCACCGCGCTCAAGAGCCTCGTGCACTCCGACAAGCCCAAGCTGGTCACCGAAGCCATCTCCCGGCTCATCGTCGAGCGCTACGTCGTCGAAGCACGCGCCGGACGCTCCAAGGTCCTGCGCCTCATCCGCCCCTACGCCGACGGCGGCGACCCCGGCCCCACCGAGCCACCGCGCGATGACCCCGCGCTGTTCGATCCCGACCATCCAACCGACAACGTCGTCCGAGGGCCCTGGCCCGAAGGCGAAGAGGAGTTCTGAGATGAACATCTTGCGCGAGGCCCGAACCGAGGCCGCCCGACTCCGCGCCGCCGCCGAGGAGATCGACACTCTGCTCGGTGAATACGGCAGCACCTTCGGCCCGGCGAACGTCGCCGTGGTGTATCGACTTGCCCTACTCGTCGATATGCCCCCGACGCGCGCCGTCGCCAGCCAACTCGGGATCACTCAAGACGCCGCCGCCAAGCGCGTCCAGCGAGCACGTGAGGCCGGGTTCCTCGCATCTACGGTGATGGGGCGCAAGGGATGCTGAGCCACCGCCTCGCCGTCCACCTCCGCTCCCTGCCCGCGTGGCGATGGGTCCTCCGCAGGACCGGCCGCCGCACGTTCGTCCGGCACGGCGCCGACTTCACCGACGTCATCGTCGCCTCAGGCGACGGCACCCGGTTCGCATCCTTCGGCCGAGTCATCGAGGCCATCGGGTTCGTCGAGGAGTTCGACCGGTGACCGTCCACATCCCCACCATCAAGGGCGGGCCCGCCGGCGACGTCGGCCTCGGCGCGCTCGCCGCGGTCGTCCGCTTCATGTACGCGACCGGCCCCAGCCACCAAGACGCCGGCCGCACCGACGACCAGGCCGTAGAGCTCTTCGCCGCGTTCCTCGCTGGCCATGACCGCCCCGCGCGGCCACCCCGCCGGTGAGGTGCCATATCTGCGGGACCGCGCTCGGCGAGGACCGCCACGACGACCACGAGCCCGGATGCTCCGGGCTCTGCCGCTGCGACCTCCCCGCGTGCCGGCGCCACTGCGCGACGTGCAACCGGCCACCACGACGCCGGCGCACGCCGCTGATCGTCCCCGCGCCGGCCATGACCGTCACCGGGACCGACCTCGCCGCGATCGGGCTAAAGCCCGCGGTGTTCTACTACGCGTGCCGGCGCATCACCGCCGGCGAGACCCTCGAGGCCATCGCGCTCGACCTCAAGCTCGAGCCCGCGCACGTCGCCTACATCGACCAGCGCACCGCGCCCGACATCGCCGTCGGATGACTGGCAAGCGGCGCGTCCATCTCATCGACCACGTCGAGCCCCGCGAGGACGACCTCGGTGAGACCGTCTGGCTCGCCTGCGGCCGGCTGTTCTTCACCGAGCGCGACGTCGACCGCTACGAGGCCACCGAAGACCCAGCCCGGATCACCTGCCTGCTGTGTGAACGGTCCCTCGACGTCCCCGACGTCCACCGCGCCGCGTGGCAGATGACCTACAGCCGGGCCCTCAACGAACTCCGCGAACGACACCGCTTCGAGTTCGACCTCATCCGCCTCGACCTGTACCCCGCCGCCGCCGAGGAGGCCGCCGACTTCCAACGCCGGCTCGAGGAGTACCGCGACGAGCAGTGACCGCGGCGTAGCCTCGCGGCCATGACGACCCACCACGGCACCACCGAGGCCGACACCGTCGCTGAGGTCAACTTCAACGACGACGCCGGCTCGATCGCGGTGTTCAACTACGCCGGCACCGACCTGCTCTTGGTCCGCGTCGACGGCGGCGACCCGGCCATCGGCCAGCACGACACCCGCATCGTCCCCCCCGGCGTGCGG